ACCCGCCACATTCAAGCTCTGAAGCAGTTTTTACCTGTGCATGGCTCACCGACGGTTTCGGATTTTATCGTCAGTGGCAGGTTGACAGCACGTATGAAATCAATCGTTATGCCACTGCTCAGGCGACAGCTGGTGTTCCTGCCAACAGCGGTCCTCCGTTCTACATTCCAACGGATTATCCGACTCGGTATTCGTATTGGCAGAATCAACAGAACAACGCGATTGCCGCCGACATTTTGAATGGTACTTCAACGATCAATTCAATCAATCCGAGCTATTGGGCCAATGCCGTTCAGAACTTTACGAATGATACTCTGAATGGCGTAATGGAGAGACTGACCGATGATGTATGGGGGCTTCTCGAGACTGACTATGTCGGAGACCCTTGGCTCAACTACATGCATATTGAGACATGGTCATCAGACTTGTATGATTACTACTCGACAGATACTCGCCCGAAGAAAGCAATGCGTCGTGAGCGCTGGATCGAAGGCGTTCACATGGATCCGGATGGCATGGCGGCATGGGTTGATACTTGGGTGCCTCAATGGATGTCGCGCTCGATGTATCAAGACCTTGTTCAGATTTCAAGACCAAGGATGAGGATCGGGGTCGCCATGCCGTCCTCCGCTACTCCGCAGTCTAGCCTTCTATCGAATCTAACGTATAGACTCATTTCTTCAATTACTCCGTCCTCATCCTTTGGCGGAGCTGGGGGTTTTAGTCGAATGTTCGAGAGTGCCATTGCTCCGACGAGTGCGCTTGGCAGGATGATCGGGAGAGTTTTCTCCTCGTCTGCCACTCCGGATAGTGCAATTGGCGGGTCGGTTCATTCGACGCTTTCTTCAAGCTTCTCCCCTTCATCCGCGTTTTCCGGCGTGAAGAATCTATTGGCTCAGACTACGCATCGCTTCTTTAGGTTCTTCAGATGACAGCAACAGAGACACAAGGCATTGCCAAGGAACTTCTTTTCCCTTCATATGGATACTATCCACATCCACTCCAGGAGGAGATTCATGCAAGCGACGCCCGCCACCGTGTCGTTTGCGCAGGGCGGCGAACTGGCAAATCGAAGCTCGGTGGGAGCGAGCTTCCGGTTGAGGCGCTCTACACGTATACGGTCAAGGAGATGCTCGAGGAATTGGGTCATCGGAGAGAGTTCTGGATTGTTGGCCCAGAGTACAGTGACGCCGAGAAGGAGTTTCGCGTTTGTTATGACGCCCTCAAGAGGCTAGAGGTTCCGTTTGATAAGCCCGGTACATACAACAATCCGGAGTCTGGTCAAATGGATATTTCTCTATGGAGCGGGCGCTTTCAGCTTCATGCCAAGAGCGCGAGGTATCCGTCTTCTCTTGTTGGGGAAGGTTTGAGCGGCGTCATTTTGGCAGAAGCCGCCAAACTCAAAGAGACTGTTTGGGTCAAATATCTGAGACCTACGCTTGCCGACTTTCTTGGATGGTCGCTGAGTACATCCACTCCGGAGGGCAAGAATTGGTTTTATCGGATGTGGCAGCGAGGCCAGTCCTCAAATTCTCCCCAATGGTCTTCGTGGCGAATGCCGTCGTGGGTGAATCCTTATGTGTTTCCGAGAGGTGCCACGCCAGAGTCTATCAAGTTGCTTCACAGAATGATGGACCCTCAGGACGAAGAGGATAGAGCTATTCATCCAATTGATGTAGTTGAAGCCGGTCTAGATGAAGAGATTTTAGACATGGCTGCGGAAATGTCCGTTGAGAAATTCAATCAGGAGATCGGCGCAGACTTTACTGAATTCGTTGGTCGCGTATTCAAGGACTTTGATGAAGAAATTCACGTAGCTGATTTGGAGTACGATCCTAGATATCCGGTGTATGCGGCCGTTGACTATGGATGGACCAATCCGTTTGTTTGGTTGGTTATTCAGGTTGATCCGTTCGATAACGTGTCCGTTTTGGCGGAGTATAGAAGAGAGCATAGGGACATTGAAGATATCGCGGATGATCTTGCGGGCTTTCCAATCACTGGACGCATTGTTACCGCGTATCCCGACCCTGCGAGTCCTGGCGATACGGCTGTTCTGGAGAAAAGATTGAAGATCAAGTTCAACTCCAATACCGGAGGCGAACTAAAGTGGCGGCTCGAGCAAATTAGAAAGTGGCTCAAGATAACCCCTCAGCACGGGCTCGAGGAATACCGCAAGCCTAAGCTCATGATTGACCGTTCGTGCGTAGACATGATTAGAGAAATGAACGACTATCGATATCCAGACACGAAGGAGGAATCTCTTACTTCAAATAAGGAGGAGCCTCTGAAGAAGGATGACCATGCACCGGAGGCTCTGGGGCGGTTCTTCCGTGGTCATTTCGGTGGTCCCGCCGATGGCGGCAACGCACGAGCTAAAGTGCGCAAGGCTAAGGTCGGATAGAGGATATGAAGAAGCCAAAGAAGGTTCTTATTGGCACTGTTCCGCATAGAATTGTCTACGATCATAAGATCGTAGACAAGGCCGTTGGACATACGGATGCCCTCGGAGTTTCACTACATAAGAAACAATTGATTGCGATTGATGAGCGGCTAAACAAAGAAATGATGAAGGAGACTTTGTTCCACGAAGTGCTTCACTGCCTCTTCTTCTGCAACGGAATTACCGCCCCGATCGTAAAAGAGAAACTTCTTGACCACGCAGAGGAAGCTTTGGTTTCGGCAATTAGCCCCGCCGTTCAAAGGTTCTTTCTAGAGAATCCAAAGTTCCGCAGATACCTATTCGGAGATTGATATGGCCGACGATCAGTACGCAACAGCAAAGCAGCTTCTCGGCTCACTTCCGAAGTGGGTTGGAGATAAGGAAACTCAGAATCGCCTTGCCTCGTATGCTTTGTATGAAGACATTTATTGGAACGTCCCCGAGGCGTTCAAGCTTCTAGCTCGTGGCAGCGACAGCAAGCCGATTTACGTACCTGCTGCGAAGACGATCGTGGAGACGTACAATCGCTATCTCGCGCCCTCTGCCACGGTTATCGCAGATCCAACGTTTGGAACGCCGGAGGATCAGCAAGCGGCTAATCTGCTCATCTCCGGATTTCTTCGTCGGGAGAAATTTCTAAGCAAGTTCAATATGAATAAGCGATTCGGGATTATTCGAGGAGACTCGGCGTGGTATCTGCACGGCGATCCTTTGAAGCCGGAAGGCGCTCGCGTCAGTATGTTTGCCATCAACCCCGGAAAGCTTTTCCCAATCTACAATCCGGAGAACATTGAAGAGCTGGTCGGTTGGCATATTGCCGAACCAATCGTTGACGAGGCTGGCAAGGATCTCATTCACCGCACCACATTCATGAAGCAAACTGGCACTAGCGGTCCGAGCCAGATCGTAATGACCGATGAATTGTATGAGTGGGATAAGTCTGGTCTTCCTGGAGTGGAGCAAGGATCGCCATACAAGACAATCGCTAGCGGCGTTCTTCCTTCTCCAATTGACTACCTACCGATCTACGTTATTCCAAACTTCTCTCAGCCAGATTCTATTTGGGGCTCGAGTGAATTGCGTGGTCTGGAGCGCATTCTAGGCGCTATCAATCAGAGCATTAGCGATGAGGAATTGACCCTTGCCATGGATGGTTTGGGTATGTACGCCACGGACGCCGGAACGCCAGTTGACGATAATGGAGATGACGCCTCCTGGAATCTTGGACCTGCCAGAGTCGTAGAGCTACCAACCGGTACGTCCATGAAGCGAATTAGCGGTGTTCTAAGCGTGGCTCCGTATCAGGATCATCTCAAGTATCTCCATGAGAGGATCGACGAATCAATGGGTCTCAGCCCGATCGCCAAGGGTCGCGTTGATGTTCAAGTTGCTGAATCTGGGATTGCTCTTCAGTTGGAGCTTGCTCCAATTTTGATGAAGGCCGAAGAGGGAGAGGCGATTATCAATGACGTTGGCGGCAACCTGTTCTTCGATCTGCCGAAATGGCTTGTAGCTTATGAGGGGAGTGATTACAATCCCCTTCTCGAGAAAGTGCGCTTGATCCCGAAGTATGGGGAGAGAGTTCCGGCAAACAAGAAGCAGCAGGTTGAGGAGATTTTGGCTCTCCTCGAGGCTGGTGTAATTGATGACGTGTACGCACGCTCTAAGCTCCGCAAGCTTGGTTACGAAGATATGGACGAGGCTGCTATTGTGGCGGGTCTTG